AAGACAGTTTTTGAAGAAGAACCCATCAACAAAGGGAACTGGTGTAACAAGAGAACATCTTGACGCTGGAATAATTTCCAGAGTTGTATTCCAATTAGAAAACGCATTGAATGAATTATGAGAGTCGGGTAGCCTGATGACCCATTGCAAAGCTGGGTCTGAAAGCCATACAACACCTACTGAGACTTAGGAAAGGCAGGGGAGCAAGCGAAGTGCTTATCCATCACCCGACTACTCTTTTAAAATATATTTTGCTTTTAAATCATCAATTATCATTTCTGGATATTGAAGAGTTTGCCATCTATGACCACATTCAAGACATAATCTGCGCCTTAAAATAATATGTTTTTTGTTTCTTTCTGATCTAATAACTTTTTGATCTGTGTACTCAATACAAACAGGGCATTTAATCCAAGTTAGACGTTTCATTGATTGTTCTTATTTTTATGTTTGCACCAGTTTCAGATTCTGTTTCACAATACTTTTTGACAGCGTGTAAACTTACAACTTGGCTATCGTCAGCAAATGCGGATTTAGTGAGAGAATCCAATAATGCCCTGCAATGTTTGTCCAAATCACCTTTGTTTTTGTTGGTGATATACACAGGGGCGGCTTGACGCACCATGCCATTTGGGAGATAGTGCTTTTGCGGCCTTTTAAAAAAGAAACTTACCTCTATTTCAACTGG